TACTTAGACTGTCTAGAGTTTGTACCTGATGAGATACTAGACTACTTTAATGATATGAAAGAGAACAACCCTGATAAGTACAAGCATATTGTTATGGGTAGCTGGTTAAATAAAGCAGAGGGAGTAGTCTTTAATAATTGGGAGTTTGGTAATTTTAACCCTGATAATTTACAGATAGTTTACGGACAGGATTTTGGTTTCTCTAAGGATCCAAGTACTTTAGTTTCTACAGCTATAGATAAGAAAAAAAGGATCATCTATTTAAGAGAGGACTTGTATAAGACTAAACTAACTACATCAGAGATAGGAGCTATTAATAGTAGAGTAGCTGGTAGAGGTTTAATAGTAGCAGACTCAGCAGAGCCTAGGTTAATATCAGAGCTAAAGAGTAAATGTAATATAGTAGGAGCTAAGAAAGGAGCTGGAAGTATCTCAGGAGGTATAGAGTTATTAAAAGATTATAAGCTAATCGTAGATGGAGGTAGTAAGAATCTAGCTAAGGAGTTAAACAATTACATATACAAAGATAAGGGCTCAGGATTAGTAGTAGATATGTATAATCACTTAATAGATGCTGTTAGATATGCAGTAAGTTATCAGCTAATGGATAACGGAAAGATAACAATTAGATAAGAAACATAAAGTTAAAAAAAATCGTTATATAGATAATGAGAGAAGAGATAAAAATACAAGTGCCTGAGGATATAAAAGACATAACTCTAGGGCAAATGGTAGAGTTTAACTCCTTACAGGATAGAGCTGATACTATTAGCACTACAGGAATGTATGAGAGAGTTATCTCTTTATTTACAGGGATGAAAAAACAGGATGTAAAGAAATTAGATATACAGGATTATGAGTATCTAGGAGCTGCTATAGAAAAGGCTTTAAAAAATGATGCTAAATTTGAACATAGATTTTACTTACACAATGTAGAGTATGGTATGATACCTAATCTAAACAATATAAGTGCTGGAGAGTATGTGGATCTCAGCTCAGTAGGTAATGAGTTAAAAGACTTACACAAAGTAATGGCTATACTATTTAGACCTATAGTTAAGTCCTACTCAGATGATACCTATGAGATTATATCCTACGATGGCAAACTGAAAGAGAGAGGAGATATAATGAAGCACTGTCCTATGAACATAGTAAACGGAGCTATGGGTTTTTTTTTGACTTTATCTCAAGAATTAGAGATGAGTACCCTGAGATATACGGAGGCTCATCCTCAGAAGAGTCAGCAGTAAACTACTTTAGTAAGTGGGGATGGTATGCTACTATGGATATGATGCTGGATGGAGACATATTAAAAATGGATGAGCTTGAGTTAATGAATGTAAATAAGTTTCACTTAGCATTAGCTCACAAATTAGATAAGACTAAAAATGAGGCTCTAATAAGAAAAGGATCAAACGCTACACAATTATAAGATATGAATGGATATAGTACAGTATTAAGATACATAAAGAAATTAGCTGAGGCTGATGAGTATATAAAGACAATTACTACAGGAGAGGATATAGATCTAAATAAAGGTAATATCTTTCCTTTGTTTAATATAGAGATTGGTAACGCTGTATTTAGTAGTACTGCTGTAGTTACTTTTGATGTGACTCTTAGCTGTTTAGATATTAGGGAGATAAATAATGAGGGCTCAGGAGATAAGTTTTATGAGTGCGATAATGAGATAGACAATATGAATTCTACACTTACATCTTTGCAAAGTTTATGGACTAAGATGAAGAGAGACTTTGATAGGAATAATATAACTGCTAACGATGCTCCTGTAGCTAATCCAATAATACACAGACAAAAAAACATATTAGATGGCTGGGAGTTAGTCCTACAGATTGAGGTGCCAATAGATGAAACTAATAGATGCGAGATAATATGATAGATAAGTCCATAGCTAAAGCCTTAGAGTCTTTTGGAGATAGAGTGGTACATCAGTCTAAAGAGAATTTAAAGAGGCTTAATAAGGGAGGAGGAGACTTAGAGAAGTCTATAAGCTCTAGAGTAGAGAATGGAGCTCTATACTTTTCTATGGAGGACTATTGGACTTATGTAGATTTTGGAGTAAAAGGTGTAGGAGGTACTAAGGCAGATGGATCTAAATGGCAGCTAAAGAGAGTAACAAATAATAAGTATAAATACACAAGTAAGAAACCTCCAGCAAGAGTATTTAGTAAGTGGAGTATCAGAAAAGGAATAGCTCCAAGAAATAAAAAAGGGCAGTTTCAAAATAGAAAGAGCTTACAGTTTGCATTAGCTACTTCTGTATATCATACAGGTATAGCTACTACAGGCTTTTTTAATGATCCTCTTTATGATGAGCTAGACTTATTAATAGAGGAGCTAGGAGTAAACTTAACTCTAGAATTAGAGGATAAAATATTAAACAGTTTTAACTTATAAATTATGATAAGAGCATTAAGTCCATACTATATAGAGACAGATTTAACTTATAATCAGGGAGGTTTAAAAACCTGTGAGAATTATACTTTAAATATATATGTATGGGATGGAGATTTAAGTAGCATACCAACAGAGCCTAACTATCAGATAACCTATGAGAACAATATAGATAGCACAGAGACTCATAGCATTAATATAGCTCCTGTAATTAGAGACTATATAAACTTTACACAGCCAACAATATCAGGAAACACTCAGATAGTAAATGGTAATAATCAGCAATGGGTGCACGTAACAGTGGACTATGATAATGGAGGATTTGTAGGACAGCATCCTGAGACTGACTTTATGACTCTAGGATATTCTTATGGAAACGAGGGAGAGAATAACACTACAGTAAACGAAAGGACTTTATTAAATCCTCAGGACTATAGAGTCTCTAGATTTGGAGCTTTTGTATTTCCTATAACTACTACAGGACTTAATCCTTTAGAGTCTAATTTTGTATCTGTTAAGTCTTATCCTGATAATGAGATAAGTGTAAACTTAACAACTGTATTAGATGATTTATCTAGTAGTCAGGTCCAATACGTTTGGATAGATATTTCTGATACTGTTAACGATAACTATATAGAAATTCTATGGAACGATCAAAGCACATCATTAATAATAACTGATGATTGTAAATACACTCCTTTAGATGTTCACTTTCAGAATAAGGATGGAGCTTTACAAACTTTCCAATTCCTAAAACAACAAGAGAATGGGATAAAAATAACCTCAAAAGAATTTGAATCTAACAGAGGTCAAGCATTAAACGGATACCATCAGTTTATAAGGCACTCAGTACAGGCTAGAACAACTATCTCAGCCTCTAGTGGATATATTAACGAGAGAGAAAATGAGGTCATTAAACAGCTCTTATTATCGGAGAGAGTTTGGACTTATAAAGATAACAAATATACTCCTATTAACATTAAAAAAGAGAGTTTAAAGTTTAAGACTAGGAGAGTAGATAGATTAATTAGCTATGATATAGATTTTGAATTAGGTTATAACGAAATAAACAATATTTAATGGCTGTAAGTTTATACATAGAGGGAGAATTACTAGATCAGTATAGTGATGAGTCTGTAGATGTTGTATCATCTGTATTAGATGTATCAGATATTACTAAAAATACAGGAGATTACTCTAAGACTTTTAATATACCTACAAGTAAAAGGAATAACCTGATACTTAAACACTGGTATAACGCATCTATAGATGGAGGTTTTGACGCTAGGACTAAAGCTAAAGGACATATCGAGATAGATGGGGTACCTTTCAAGACAGGTAAGTGGCTGCTTCATAAGGTTAAGATATTTAAAGGAGAGGCTACAAGTTATACAATAAACTTTTTTGGTAATACAGCAAGTATAAAAGATAGGATAAAAGGATCTGTATTAAGCGAATTAGATTTGTCTCATTTAGATCACGAGTATAATAGCACAAATGTAAAGCTAGGTTTGCAAGGTCAGGATGGACTATTTAACAAAAGTATAGTATATACTCCAATGGCTTCAAGACAGTACTTCTATAACTCTAATGAGAGTGCTGGAGATTTTAGTGAGCAGATAGTAAACATAGCAGATAATAATAACTTTTCAGGAGAGGAGTATGGATCAGGAATTAAATGGAGCGATTTAAGACCATCAGTAAAACTGTTAGAAGTTATAGAGGCTGTAGAGACTAAGTTTAGTAGTGGTATCCATCAGACTACTATAATAAAC